CACCCGTTGCTCCTATGCGAGCTTGCTCTTCCGTGGAGCGCATACCAAATACGATCTGTCCACCTACACTGGTATTGCTGTTAGCAGGGTTTTCAAGGTATAAGGTTGGGCCTGCACCTACCTGAGCATCCAATGCGGTTGCTGAGTAAGCTGTTGCGTCACTCTTTTGTAGGTGTAGTAAGCTGTCTACGGTTGTAGCGCCTATACCAACATTCTCACTAGCATCAATAGTAATCGCTGTACTCGTAGCATTATCGTCAATACCTGTAGACTCAAAGCCAGCTATAATGCCAGTCATCGTACCACCCGCTCTAGGCAAGGCAGCGTCTGCAGTTACAGTAGTTGAACTTAAGATAGCATCTCTAGTGGCTATGTCTACACCATCAATAGTAGAGGTAGTAGTGATAGCACCAGTGAATGCAGCACCAGCTAAGTCAGCTTTAAGGTTAGCTTCTGTAGTCACAAAGGCTGTGGTAGCTAGTTGTGTAGTTGAAGTGTCTGCAGCCGCTGTAGGAGCCGTAGGTGTCCCAGTTAAAGCAGGGCTAGCTAGAGGAGCCTTAAGGACGTCTACAGCAGTTACGAATGCAGTAGTAGCCACTTGTGTAGTAGAAGTGCCTGAGGCCGCTGTAGGAGCCACAGGGACACCAGTGAGTGCTGCGTTGTTAGCGTTAGCCTTAGTAGCACTGGCTACGGATATGGCATTAAACTCGTCATCTAACTCAGTACCACTTAAGGTCTTGAGTGGGTTACCTGTGGTTAAGGCATCCTTTGTTGCAAAGTTTGTAGCTTTAGTATAGTTAGACATTATTAAATTACCTTGCCTTGTTTAGCGTATATTGATAGTTTCTGTAGACTCAGCGCACCACCATTAATTTCAGCAGTAAAGCCCATCTGTAGTATGTTGCCTGAACCTGAGGCTGCTGCCTGTTGGTCATTAATTAAGACTGAACCTGCGTACTCCGAAAGGTTATACTCAGCAACACCATACTCATAGATAAGTCCAGTCTCTAGTGTAAACGCATGAGAGTAGAAGATAGGGCTATAGTCATAACCGATCTTAAGTGCGAAGGTCTGACCCGTGGCTCCTACTGTGGTAGCTGTTAGTCGCTTTACGATCTTATTTACGTTAGGCAGTCCTAAGTCAAAGAAGTTACTGTAATAAGACATTTGATATTGTGTACCATTGTCTTGATAACCCGTATACTTAGCTATGCCATTAGGCTGTGCAAATAGTATATCCTGACCTGACGCTAGGAAAGCCTTAGGTGTGAGTGAGGGCCATACAGTTACCCGATAAGCTCCATTCTCTAGTGTCTTACGTGTGTCAAACACAAAGGTCTGTCTAGTGGCAGGAAAGGATAACAAGTAAAACGCATGTGAGGGTGAGTAGACAGCTTTAACATTCTCTAATACTTCGGACTCAATAGCTATATTGATATCATCACGTACATTCTTAGAGATGTCTCGCATAGGCTGAGATTTCTCTTGTACTGTTCGATTGAGTGAACGTACACCTGTGCGACTTAAGAATAAGATATCCTCACCAGAGTTCTGTACAGAGTCCCTAGCGATACAACCGACACCTTGGATAACTTCTGTTAACGTAAGTGAGGTAGTTGTCATTGAACCTTGGAAGTTATTACCATCACCATAGATGATAATGTTATTCTTACAGAAGATAATTAGGAAGCCGTTATGGGCACCTAAGGCTACTATCTCGTCCATACCTTGAGTAAGGACACTAGAGATATCTATTGAACCTGCTGTACCTGTATTCCAGTCAGTTCCATCTAATACGTCAGTAAACCATACTGTAGTCTTATTTGCGGTAGTATCTGCTGCCCATAAGCGTCCGTACGCTGCTAGAACTGTGTTCGCACTAGGGTAGCCCAAAGTAGCGCCTGTGTGTACAGCCATTGAGTCAAATACTGTTGAACTTGTCTCGTCACTATAGACCAAAGGAATGTAGTCACGTTGGAAGAAGAATTGATGATCATTTAAAGTAGCTGATTGCCAGTTACCTGCAGCTATAGTGTCTGTGGTAGTTGGTGTGACTGTGGTTAAGTCTACTGTGCCTTTGTAGAACTTATCAGCAGTCCATGATAGGCGTGTGTCTGTTCCTGTGATGTCCTTGAAGTCTGCCATGCCAAGTAAGTTAATACCTACGTTGTCATCTACTACAGTGTCTACGGACAATGACTGATAAGCCCATCCATTACGGGCACTTAAGCGTCCTTGCTTGTCTATGATACAGTTGTCTGCGTGTTGTGCGTAACCATCCTCTAGCGAAACCCCTGAGTCTTGGGTGTTTAGACCGAAGAATGCAGGGGCAGCTATGGATGCCGCTAGTAATGGTTTAGCCATGTTATGGTGCCTCCCAAATGAGTTCCTCTGGATGCTTACTTGCATCAATAGCAATAGCATTAGATAAGAAGTTGTTTGCCAAAGCCTTAGCTGAGACAGGTGACATACCTCCGTCTTCCCCACGTTCCTCAACAGCCATTGCGTAGGCTAGAGCTTGTACGGGTAAGAAAGGTACATCTAAGGTGTCTGCATCTAACGTGATGTCAGGTGAGCGTTTAGCTACGTTAACTACGAGACTAAAGACACCATCGGGCACTGGATATAACTTGATCTTAGTGTCGCCATTAGAGTCTAAACCATCAAACGTATAGTAAGCTGGTGTGCCCTCAGGGGCTGTGTTGTTGTAGAAAGCATTGTCAAACCAGTCAGTTGTTTTGTAGGTTATCCAATTGTTGCTAGTATCATTGATAACATTAAAGATTGTTGATTTATCACCTGAGGCTGCAATAGCGTAGCTAGAGGTGCTTGCTGATGTTGTTACTGTAATTGCCTGACGTAAGCTAGACCAGTTCCATGCACTTTCCACGGACTCTATAGCGTCATGTACCATTAGACCAATTAGCTTAGAATAGCTGTTTTCATCAATGGATGTAACCTCACGCTCCCTAAGGCGAATGAGTATATTGTTAACTAATTGTAGGTATGTTTTCATTTGTCTGCCTTGGTTATAGAGCTAAGAACTTAAGTGCCGATACAAGTCCAAATTGATCTGAGAAGTAAACTACGCCTGCACCTAAGGCCATCCATTTTGTTTGTTTGTGCATATTCGCTATATCACTGACTGCATCCGTAAGTTTATCTACGTCAGCCTTTTGATCTTTGAGTATCACATCGTGCCCGTCTACGCGCCACTCCAACTTGGTAATGGCCTCTTTATTCATCTGTTCCATGGTTAATCCTAGGTGCTAGTAAGGTTATTGTGGCTAGGCGGTGTGCTTAGGCTTGGGTCTTAGTATGCTCTCTGCAAAACCGCCACCAAAGTAGAAACCTACAATTGAAAGCATTATCCAGTCGATTTGAAACTCTTGTAAAATATCCTTTACCTGTGTAATGTCTTGACCCATGAAGGTCATTGCTATGACTAACAAGTATGTACTAATGTATGTTGCGCCAAACATCAATGCGATGTAACGCTGGGCTATCTTGAATGGTGCGTAGCTCTGCATGAGAGATATCTTTGCTTCATTCTTAGCTTCTATCATCTCTACGTCTGAGGTGTGCAAGTCGTCTATCATCTCCAAGCCTTTCTCTATGACTTCACCAGAGCCAAAGATTGTATTTAGTATACCCATCTTTAAGTCCTTAGTATGTAATTTAAGTTAAAAAAATAGGAGCCTCTAGTAAGTTATGTTTATACTAGAGGCTCCTTTAGTTAGCTGAGGTTAGCCGTTAACTGCCATTACGAAGCCAGTCTCTGGACGCAATACCTGAGTACCATACAAGCGGTCTGCAGTGTACAAGGTTCCTAAGAACTCTTGCTTGTACTGAGTCTGTGAGCGGATACCCTGTTGCTCTGCAAGAACCATAGTGTCCTTGTGACAAAGCATAGCACCACGAATGATACCACCAGCGACAGCAGCGTTCTCAGCAGCAGTCTCAAGAGTAGGACAGTTACTAGATACATAGATATCTACACCATACAACTCACCGATCTTACCATTTACAACACCCTGACCATTAACGAAGTCAGAAGACACATAGCGATCAACGCCCATGATGTCGTTACGTAGTGAAGGTGGAATTACTAATGAACGTCCGTCCATAGGTACGTCAGCATCATCCATCTTCTGAATCATATCACGTAGGAAGCCGTCAGCGAAGATGTCAGCAGGAAGAACAGTGTCATCAGCATAAGCAGTAGTTACGCCAGCAGCAGTGTAGTAGAATGAACCAGAACCAGTCCATACAGTTCCGTTTCCGTCACCGAAAGACTTACC